GCATTCCACCAGAAAGGTATGCCCCTTGTAGCCAACCAAAAGGTCAACTGGTAGGCCGATGACCCAGACATCAGCGCCGGCGGCTTCCAATGCTGAAATGATTTGCTTTTGGTTGGCATCAACCCTAGCGGCATATCTCATTTTTTAAACCCGAACCAGCGCCGACCAATCTGGATGCCAATGCCGTATCTTGGGAAAAACAAGACACCAAATCCAACGCTGTGCATTTTTTGAACATCAATTTTCATTTTGATCTTTCTTGGTTCATTCGGTTTCTGAGGTCGTTGGCAGCGGCTTCACCCCTGCGCCTGGAAATGTCTGCAATCGTGGTCTGCCACCAAGCTGATGCTTTCGCTTTGCCTAATTCCTTGATCTTCTGCTGGTATCTCGTAATCCATTCCCGCGCTTCCGCTTGGCGCATAGTCTCCAGTAAGTTCAAGCGCTCTGTCGATAACGACACGGCTGAAGGTTTGTCCATCTTTTACCTTGTCCAAAAGTTTGTGTGCTTCAAAATAATTCAAAATATATCTCCTGGGTCAGTCCAATGGCGAACGGGTGGCGTGTTAGGCAACAAGGCAGAAATGTCTTTTTTGGCTGGTCTGCTGCCCGACCATTGGTGTTCAGAACACATTGGGCGTTGGCCTTCCATGTGAACCGACCAGCGTTTGGGGCATCCTGGCACACTGCACATCAGGCGCTGAACATCGTCTAGCGGGTCTTTTTTGGTGTCTGGTTTTACAAAGTTCATTTTTGGTACTTTCCATCAATTATTTTGGCGAAATTGGTTGCGTTCACTATCCAGACCAGATCAGGTCGCCATGTCCTGTCCTTGGTTTCAAACCCTTGCGCCAGCTTAGTGTCGTTGGCAATGTAGGCAAAAAAAGAATCCCACCATGCCAACCCATCCGATTGGCTTGCATACCCCTGTGGGCTGAATACAGACGGTTTGGCGGCTTGCAACCATCTTTGCCGTAGGTTGGTCTGCCTGACCCCATCCCATACCCTTGGCTGGGCAAGTTGGGGCAAATGCTTTTTGTAAAGATTCAGAATGTCCTTATGGGGGCAAGTCGGCAATCCTGCCGACAAAGAATCTTTAGATTCTTTAATATGGTTATTGGTTATTGGTTCATGGTTATTGGTTGCTATTGGGGTGGCATTAGGGGGGCTATTAGCCTCCCCATTGCGGCGCTTATGCCACCTTATTTCTGCACCCTTTTTTCCATCCTCTGAGAACTTGCGATATTTGGAAATTTCCTCATCCGCACGGGGGTTTATGTAACCCGCCTCTGTAGAAACAAAGAATTCGTCCAGCACGGTCAAAACGTCCTGTTCGTTGTCTCGCATCCCTATTTGTCGGGCAATGTCCCGTTGTTTGATGGGCGCTTCATGCAGATAGTAGTGATCTAGCAAGCGCCTAAAGGCCAAATCTTCCGTCAAGGAAAGATGGTGTGTATGTGACTTGTAGTCACCAATATGGAATTGGTAAAAGTGCATTTCCCACGCCTAAACATCCACCCTGGAAAGAAACCTCGGCAGGAGGGGTGGGTTCTCTTTTCGGTTGGCTCATGACTTCCAACCTAGCCGTGTTTCAAACAATGTTAAACCAAAAACCAATCAGGACGCAACGACTTAAGTTGCCAGATTCTTGCCTGGGGCACATTTTTCCATTGGGAAACTGCAGCCCTGTTAATGCCAAGAATCCTTGCAAGCTCACTTTGTGACCCTGCCAACTGGACTAATTGCTCTTTTGTCATCTGGGAATTGTAAGGTGGATTAACAAAATAGCAACATTAGGGAAAGTCCCTATAAAAAAGACTTGACCTAATGTTAATTCTGCTTAACAATACATCCATGCCCTAGCAATTTCGCAAGGGGTCTTTTAGGAGTCTCACAATGAAACAAGCAATTTGCGTCAGTAAAGTTCCTGCAATTCTTTCGCCTTACAAGAAAGAAATTGAAGTTGGACAAATAATTGAATACAAAAAAGAAATTTTTAGAAACGGCGAACATCATTACGTTTTAGCTGATAAAAACCAAATTCCATCAATTTTCTTTGATGAAGTTTAATTAAATAACCATGTTTACAGAAGACTATGAAGAATGGCGGTGGGGGCAAATCCTCACCCGCCAATCAGACTACAACCCCGACACCCAACCAGAGGATGAAGATGAAATACCCCAGAACAATGAATGAAGCATTTCCCCGCACAGTGGAGTATGGCGCAGCCATAGAAATCCACGTTGCCCAACATTCCACTGGCGACAAAGTTATCAGGGTTTTGGCCCTGGTTGCTTTGATTGTGCTGGCCCTTGATATTTTTATTTGGAGACCATGAAATGAACGCAGACCAAATCATTGAGGCCATCAAAGATGTGGCAGACACACAGTATTTTGGTGAACCACCCGCCAATCGGCTGGCCTATCACGTTGGCCTGTTGGAGTCCCACTTGCGTACACATATCAACCTTGTGGAAACCGCACAGGAATACATCAAAGAACTGGAAATGCGCTTGATTGCAAAGGAATCGGAATGAAGATGATCACCTACTCACTTTTGTGCTGGATGGCCTGGGTCACCGCTGGTTGCTCTAGCTTGTCAACCCCCCAAGCGCCCAATCAAGACCTGATTGTTGACAAACAAGTCCAGCCGATGGGCAGGAATGAGGTGATTGACGCTGTGCGCCAGTGCGAAACCTCTGGCCTTCGCGCCATCCCGCTTTACGCCAAACGCAAGATTAATGGCTACACAGTTGAGACTGTGGTGGAAGTCACTTGCGGCCCTAAATACGCTTACTAAGGAAAATCATGGAAACACCAATTGGAAAACAAATCGCCGCCGCCTTTGTCAAAGCACAATCACAATTTGGCAAGGCGCTAAAAACGTCTGTAAACCCCCATTTCAAATCCAAGTATGCAGACCTCAGTTCTTGCATTGACGCTGTTGTTGGGGCTTTAAACGCCAACGGCATAGGTCTTATGCAACGCACCTATGAATGCAAAGACGGGGTGATGGTTGAGACAATGTTTGTGCATGAATCTGGGGAAGTGATGGAGTGCGGAATGCTTCATGTTCCAGCCAGCAAGCACGATGCAATGGGTTTTGGCTCGGCTTTAACTTATGCGCGGAGATATAGCCTTTTGACCGCCAGCGGCCTCTCACCAGATGACGATGACGGTGTAGCGGCATCCCGCCCTGCACCACAGATTGACGCTGGAATGATGGCAGACCACATCGCCGCCATTGATGCCAGCGCCAACAAAGAAGAACTGCAAACCGCCTACAAAGCCGCCTACGATGCTTGCAAGGGCGACCAGAATTGGATTGCCAAGGTCATCAAAGCCAAGGCAGACCGCATCGCAAAAGCAAAGGAAAAAGCATGAGAAAAAAGAAAGAAATCGGTCTTGAAGAAATAACCCTCAAAGACTTTATCGCCATCTTTGCCATGCAAGCACTGTTGTCTGATTCTGATTGGCGATCTGATATGGATTTCAATGACACGGCTTTAGCCGCTTTCACAATGGCAAACGAAATGATGGAGGTTCGCAATGGAAGTTGAACAACGCACAGAAGAATGGTTTGCCGCACGTCTGGGCAAGGTCACCGCCAGCAGGGTCAATGACGTTATGGCTAAAACCAAAACAGGCTATTCCGCAAGTCGGGATAGCTACATGACCCAATTAGTGCTTGAACGCATTACCCAAACAAAAGCCGAAGGGTTTACCTCTCAGGCTATGCAATGGGGGGTTGAACAAGAACCATTTGCACGTGCCGCTTATGAGGCCGCACAGGGCATTATGGTGGAAGAAGTGGGGTTCATACCTCATCCCACGATTGACATGGCTGGTGCGTCCCCTGACGGCCTTGTGGGAGATGATGGCATGGTAGAAATCAAATGTCCCGAAAGCAAGGGAATGCTGGAAACCTTGCTAACCCAAAAAGTACCCGCCAAATACTTTGCACAAATGCAATTTCAAATGGCTTGTACTGGGCGCAAATTCAACGATTACTGTGTTTTTGACCCAAGAATGCCGCCCAAGGCACAGTTGTTTGTGACCCGCATCCAACGTGATAACGCATTTATTACCGAGATGGAGGCCGAGATTGTCAAATTCTTAGCCGAGGTCGATTCCCAAGTTCAGCAGTTAAACCAATACATTGAAAGCCAACCATGAAATACGACATTAAATTTCCCGCCCGTACCTACAAAGTCCAAGGCGTTGACAAAACTTATTGG